CTGGTGGGAAGAACGGCTTAGAACAATAGGCGCAGGGCAGACAGGCCACGTCACGGCTGCAATCTTCGGCCTCAAGAACATGGCGGCTGATGACTGGAAGGACAAGCACGAGATGGAACACAGCGGGAACATGACGGTCCAGGTTGTGAAGTTCAGCGAAAGCGACCTATAGGCGAGCAATATTATTGCTTTCTGCGTTATTTGATGCACCCGCCCGCATATTTATGTTGCAATCGCTACGGACTGTGCTATGTATAGGTCATCAACAACGGAGAACGAAGATGACCAACGAAATTTTCAGCCTCGAATGCGCCGGGATCAAGTGCTGGGACGTTTACACCCGCAACGGTCGCTACGCTGGTCTAATCGTCACCCGTCAGGACGGCACCCTGCGTCACTACTACAACACCAATGGGACGAAGGGTTCCAGCCGCAAGCTCAAGAACATCGAGGAAGCCCTTGACAGTATCCGCGCCCGTCGCGATCGACTGGTAGCAAAGCGGGGTCAGCAATGACCCCCTCCACCCTCACCACATGGATGCGCCGCCTGGGCTATAACAAGGTTCAGGCGGCAGAGGCTCTAGGAATAGCTAGGACGACGCTGGATAGGTATCTCGACGGCAGGCAGGCAATCCCTCGGACAATCGCTCTAGCCTGCGCTGCGCTTGCTATGGGGCTGCCAGAGCATCCATGAAAATCCCGAACAACTGGAAGCCCCGCAAATACCAGTGGCCGCTCTGGAGCTACCTACAGGACGGCGGCAAGCGGGCTATTGAGATAGCACATCGTCGGTGGGGCAAGGATGACGTGGCGCTGAACTTCACGGCCACGCAGATGATAAGGCGTCCCGCGACCTATTGGCATTGCTTCCCTGAGTACGCCCAGGCCCGCAAGGCCATCTGGACGGCTGTGGACCCCCACACAGGCAAGCGGCGCATAGATCAGGCGTTCCCGCCGGGCATTATCAAGGCCCGCAATGAACAGGAAATGTTCATCCAGTTCCACAACGGCAGCACATGGCAGATCATCGGCTCGGATCGCTATGACTCAACCGTAGGTGCGGGGCCCGCCGGTATAGTCTACTCTGAGTGGGCTTTGGCGAACCCGTCCGCTTGGGGCTATCACCGCCCCATGATCCAGGAGAACAACGGCTGGGCCGTGTTCATCACCACGCCGCGTGGGAACAACCACGCCAAGGCTATGTACGACATGGCCGTCAAATCGCCCGATTGGTTTGCTGAAGTCAGCGACATTCGGGTGACGGGCGCTCTTACGCCAGAACAGGCAGAGGACGCGCTAGAGGAATACCAGGCCATCTATGGCCGTGACTTCGGCCTAGCCTACTTTGAGCAAGAGTATCTGTGCAGCTTCGCCGGGGCTATGGTCGGCGCTATCTTCGGAGGAGAGATCAACCGTGCTGAAAGAGACGGACGAATCCGAGACGTGCCGGTGGACCACTCGCAACCTGTCCACACCGCATGGGACTTGGGCGCAGCGCGGAATAACCCAATCTGGTGCTTTCAAGTCATTTCAGGCCAATTACGCATCGTTGACTTCTACCGGCCTGAAAGCGACGATCTTGAAGAATGGGTGGCGTGGCTTAACGCAAGAGGATATAACGGAATTGATTTCGTCCCTCACGACATTGTCACGACAGATTGGGGCGCAAAGCGAACACGGCTCGAAACCCTGACCTTGCTCAAGCGCAAGCCTCACCGCATCCCCAAGGTGTCTATCCAGGACGGCATCAACGCAGGCAATCAGTCTATCCGTGCCGCTGTATTCGACGCCGAACGCTGCAAAGACGGGATCGAGGGCCTGAAGAACTATCGTAGGGAATGGGCCGACGACCTCAAGACCTTTCGGGAAAACCCGGTCAAGGATTGGTCAGAACACATTGGTTCGGCATGGCGCTATCTTGGCCTTGCATGGCGCGAGATACCCAAACAGGTGGAGAAACCCAAGGTGCCGGAGCGGCTGGAATACGTTGTGGACCCGACAGGACGCATTCAGGGCAACTTGACAGCAAGACAGGCTATCGAGGCAATGGGGCGCAGAAAGAGGAGAGAGTTCAAGCGATGATTGACTCTGCCATCAGCAACCAAAACGAAAAAATTGACCTTAGAATCCAATCTGCGACATCAAATCTGCCCACCTATTGGACATTTTGGAAGGGGGTCGCAACAATTGTTATTGCGATTTTCGCTTCTGTGGGCGGGGTGATTGCAATACTAGCGTTTGCTGGTGATAGGTTTGACGGAGGACTTAGCGCAGGGTCCGCTATAGGCGATAAATTCTCTCAGGCCACCATTGCTCTGGAACAAAATAACAGGCGCGACGACGACACCCGGCGCACGCTTGACGCGCTAACTCTACAGATACAGAGGCTGTCTGATAAAATTGATGTGATAGATAGTAATGCCAAAACAGAAAAATGACGTGGCACTGAACGGTTTTGAAGATGTACGGCGTCTGGGGGGAGGCCATAGGCCCCACATTTGCGGCGCAGGAAGATGCCGCTCAGTATGCCCGCGACCACGCTACATATGGCTATGTCGTTAGCATTGCTGGCGATGACGAAGATGGATGGCAGGCATACAGGCGAACCCCAGTAGCCAAGTGACTCTCCCGCGCCTGTGGCCCTTGGCTACAAGCGCATCATGGATAGTCCGCGCCCTAAATCATACGCCCATGACAGCTATAGGCAAAAGTCGCAGGCAAGGCGTCCCGAATATCGTTCATGGCTATCGTATATCGTGGGCATGGATGGACGGCCCGTCATTGATGAGGTTCGCGGCGCTGAAGGCAAAAGCGACAGGCTAGACAAGGTTATTCGCGCCCTTCTGGCGAGGGGCCGCTAATGGATAGTCCCGCCTCCGCATCCCCGCAGACCAAGGGCCAGAAGTGGCTTGAGCGCATTCAGGCCGCGTCAAAGCGCGAGGAAAAGTTCCTGGAGCAGGCCGCACGGGCCGAAAACATCTACCTCGGCAAGACCGAGGAGGGCGCGGAGAAGAAATACTTCAACATCCTGCACTCCAATATCGAAACAATCGTCCCGGCCATCTATTCGGCCACTCCCAAGCCCGACATTCGCCGCCGCTGGAACGACAGCACATCGCTAGCCCCTGACGATCCAATGGCTCAACAGAAGGCGGCTGAAGAAGAACTCTACCGTTCCGCAGCCACCATGATCGAGCGGGCCATCATCGTGCAGACCGATGACGGTGCCCTGGACAGCGAAATGGAAGGGCTGGCCCAGTCCTCGTTCAACGCAGGACGTGGCGTCATTCGTGTCCGCCTGGTCGAGGAAGAACCGGCCACGGGCGAGATTGACGACGATGTGACAGAGGACACGCTTGGAGCCGCCACAAACGAGGACGGCGACAGCAACACCGAGCCAGAAGCCGAAGAAACCCAAGAGGACGCGCTAGAGGCCCAGCAGAAAATCCAACGGCTTCGTTATGAAGCCGTCTCATGGCGTGACTTCCGCTTCGGCCCGGCCAAGCGCTGGCAGGACGTGCCGTGGGTAGCCTTCCGTCACATGGTTCCAGAGGAGACAATCAGGGAATGGACCAAGGATGAAGGTGTCAAGGCTCAACTGGCGGCCTTGTCATCCCCGACAGTGGATGGTCAGGAAGATACAAAGGGCGATACGGCTGTTTGGGAGATTTGGTGCAAGAACTCCAAGACCGTGAAGTTCATCCGCGAAACGGACGGCGTGATCTACAAGACCACCGACGATCCGCTCGGATTGACCAGCTTTTTCCCCTGCACAAGGCCGGTCCAGCCGGTCGAGGTTGTGGGAAGCCTCACGCCCGTCACGCCCTATGCGATTTACGAGGAACTGGCCGAGGAACTGGACCGCGTTACCCGTCGCATTCGCAAGCTGATCGAAGGGATCAAGGTTCGCGGCGGTGCCTATGCTGGCGAGATGTTCAAGGGCGTCGAGAAGATTGCTGAACTTGGCGACAACGAAATCACCGAAATCCAGGGCGTCGAAGCCCTCGCCCAGCAGGGCGGACTGGACAACGGCATTACATGGTGGCCGATTGAGAAGGCCATTGAGGCCGTGCGCGAACTGGCCGTCCATCGTGAGGCCATCAAGGCGACCATTTACGAGGTGACGGGCATCTCGGACATCGTGCGTGGCGCGTCCAATGCGACCGAGACGGCAACTGCCCAACAGATCAAATCTCAGTGGGGCAGTCTCCGTATTCAGAAGATGCAGCGGCTTATCGAGCGGGCCGTCCGCGAAATCTTCATCATGTCCGCCGAACTGATTGGCGAGAAGTTCACTGCGCAGACGCTCAACGCCATCACCGGCATGGAATACACGCCCGGCATTGACATGGTGTTCAAGAGCCACGTTGCCCGCGTCTATCGCATTGACGTTGAGACGGACTCGACCATCAAGGCCGATATGTCCAAGTCCAAGGAGGAAATGGCCGAGTTCCTGAACGGAACCGCGATGTTCTTCCAGTCAATGGCCCCGCTCGCCCAGCAGGGCATGATTCCGCAGGGCCTCATGGCCGAACTGTATGTGTCCTTCGCCCGCACCTTCCGCCTTGGCAAGACCGCCGAGGACGTTCTGGAACAGATGGCAGCACAGGCCAAGCAAGCCCCGCCGCCTCCGTCGCCTGAAGTCCAACAGCAGATGGCCCAGGCGCAGGAACAGATCGCCGCCATCCAGGAGGAAGCCGCAAAGCTGGCCGAGGAAAACCAAGCCCTCAAGAGCCAGAAGGTAGGCGAAGCCGAGGCGCAGGCGTTGAAACTCCAGTTTGAGCAGGAGAAGAACGCGCAGGCCCTCGTCCATGCCGAACAGAAGCATCAGCAGGATATGGCATTTGCAGCCGAAAAGAACGCCCTCACGCTTCAGCAGGCACAGCAGCAGGCGGCCCAGAAGCAGGCAATGGCCGCGTCTGGTGGCGTCAGGATCGGCGTTGATGAGGAAGGCGTCAGCACGGCGCTTGCCGAGTTTGGAAAACTGATCGTGGATCGGATGGAAAAGGGTGACGAGGCCATTCTGAAGGCAATCCTTGCACCAAAGACAGTCAAGGCCGTTCGCGGAGCGGATGGCAAGATAGAAGGGGCCGTCTCGCAGACGGTGTTGAACTGATATGGCGATTTCCCTCAAACACGCAAAAACCAACAACATTGCCGATTGGACGCAGACGGACCTTGACGCCGCAATCACGGCTGGCGACTTTGCGCCGGGAACCGTCCTTGCTGACATTGCGCTGCCGTCCGACTGGAACGCAGAACACACATTGACCGCAGCCGCTAACAAGGTTCTCGGCACAAGTGGCAGCACGACCGTTGCCGAATTTGACTGGTCTGCCAATGGACGCAGCCTGATTGCCGCTGCGGACTATGCGGCCATGAAGGCGTTGCTTGATCTTGAGATTGGCACGGACGTACAGGCTTATGACGCAGACCTCACCTCATGGGCCAGTGTCACCCGCGCGTCGGGCTTCGACACATTCGCCGCCACGCCGTCAAGCGCCAATCTGCGGTCCCTGCTGACCGATGAAACCGGCTCTGGTGCGGCGGTGTTCGCCACGTCACCAGCCATTGCTACGCCGACGCTGACCGACCCGACGATTACCGGGGCCATCCTTGAAGACATCTATTCGATACCATCAAGCACAGCGGCATTTTCAATTGACCCCGGAAATGGGAGCATCCAGACGGTCACGCTTGATGCTGCAAGCACCCCAACAGCCACCAATTTTGCGGCAGGCGAAAGTGTCACCCTGATGATTAATGATGGTACCGCCAACACGATCAATTGGGGTACGGTTGCTGTGACGTGGGTGGGCGGTTCTTCTCCCACATTGGCGACAAGCGGTTACACAGTGGTCGTTCTGTGGAAAGTCGGCTCGACCATCTACGGCAAGCACGTTGGAGACGTGGCCTGATGCTCGCGCGGAAACTCTTAGCACCAACGACGGGCGGCGGCGGAAACGCTCCTCCATCCGTTGAATATCTTGTCGTCGCTGGTGGCGGTGGGGGTGGCGGAAGGCCAAGCGGTAGTGCTGCTGGCGCTGGTGGCGCCGGTGGCTATCTTACAGCGACGGGCTATTCTATTTCGACTGGTGTTGCTTACACGGTTACCGTTGGTGCCGGTGGCGCAGGAGGCGTCAACTTTCAAGACGGCTCGACCGGAAGCGATAGCGTCTTTGATACAATAACCGCAAAGGGCGGCGGCAAGGGCATACACGGAGGAAATAATACGGCTGGCGGCACGGGTGGCAGCGGTGGCGGTTCTTCGAACGGCGGCGGCGCGGGGAACGGCGGCGGCGCGGGTTCTGCTACATCTGGCCAGGGCAACGCGGGTGGCGGTAGCGCATTTTCTGGTGATGGCGGTGGTGGCGGTGGTGGCGGCGCGGGAAGCGCAGGTTCAAACGGTACGACTTCTGCTGGCGGCAACGGCGGCAATGGCCTTAATTGGAATAGCCTTGGCACGACATACGCTGGCGGCGGTGGCGGTGGTTCCAAAGGGGCCACAGCAGGTACGGGCGGAACGGGCGGCGGTGGTGCTGGAGGCAACAGCAGCAGCGGCAACGGGACAAACGGAACCGCGAACACTGGTGGCGGTGGAGGTGGCGCTGGTGGTACAGGCACCGCTACGGGCGGGACAGGCGGCTCTGGCATCGTCATAATCCGCTACGCCGACACATACGATGATGCTGTTTCCACAACAGGAAGCCCGAATTATTCAAGCACTGGCGGGTATAAGTATTATACTTTCACCGCCAGCGGAACAATTGAGTGGTAGGAGAATAGAATGCTGGTGAAAGTAACAGGATCGACGGCAACTCCCTACAGCTATGAACAGTTGAGGCGCGAAAATCCGCAGGTATCTTTTCCAAAGGTTCCGACCGATGCGCTGCTGGCCGAGTATTCCATTTTCAGGGCATCGGAAGATGCAAAGCCAAGTGATTTTCATGCAGAGACGGAACTTGTTGTTGCCGATGTTGATGGCAAGAAGGCAATAACACTGAAGTGGAAA